CCGGTTTTAGGTTTGTACTTTTGGGGATAGAATCTGCTAATCAGATTACACTAGACAAAATTAAAAAGAGCACTAAGGCAGAAGAAACAATCAAGGATATGAAAAGAGCAAGCGAATCTGGAATAAATATCCATGCCACATTTATGACGGGATATCCTTGGGAAACGGAGAAAGATGAACGAAGAACGATCGAACTCTGTCACTACCTACTCAGGAAGGGGTATATTAAGACTGCTCAAGCAAGTGTATACTCACCCCCTCGTACAAGCCCTAATCCTACTTCTATCGGTCATAAGTATTTGCCTAAGTTCTATGATGTTTATAAAAGCCCTGAATTTATTTTGAGGAAGTTTTCAGATATTAAATGTTGGGAGGATTTTACTTATCTTTTAAGGGGGGCTCGTTTAGTTACGGAGGAAAAATGCAGGAAATTATTACACAAAGCCTCATAATATTAGCAGTAAACTTTCTATTCTACGCTAAGACATTGAAATTTGAATATGTCAGCGACGACGTTCCATCTTCTCAACGCCCAAAAGAGAAGGGGTGGATTCAATGGTTCTGGGTATTTGAAGGAAAACTAAAATCAACTCCGAGGATAGACCATGCTATTACTACAGTTCTGCACTCTCTCGTTTGCGTTGGGATTTACCTTGGCTTTGGTTCTAATGACATTTCATTCTTGGCCGCGTTATTATTCTCGTTCAACCCAATTAACAATCAGGGATCAGTCTGGATAAGCGGGCGCGGATACGTTTTAAGTGCATTAGGGATGGTTTGGGCATTAGTTCTACCTATGGAGATGGGCGGACTAATGTTGCTGGGAGCGACCTATTCAAATGCGGGATTCCTATTGCCGGTAATCTTGCTTGGCTCAAGCCATCCTTATTTATTTATATTTGCGCCTTTGGTATGGCTATACCACTGGAAAAGGTTTAAGACTAACGTAGGGGCCAAGATGACTATGGAGTTATTGCCAGAGGACAGAGAATGGCATCCGCGCAAGTTCATGTTAGTTATAAAAACATTTGGCATATATCTTAGCCACGCGATTATACCAATCAAGACGACCTTCTATCATTCTTATTTAGAAAGCATTGCCGGTTGTAAGAAAGCTAATGCCTATACGCCTTGTAAGTTCTTTTGGTTTGGGACAGCATCAATATTACTAATGGCTTGGTATGTTATTTTTCATAAATGGGACATAATCTGTTTTGGGGTCCTTTGGTGGTGTGTTGGGATATCTCCTTTCGTGAATTTATATCGTATGCAACAGGAATTAGGAGAAAGGTATGTTTATGTTGCCAATATCGGACTTATGCTTATCCTTGCTTTTTATATACATAATAATCCGTATCTTGTCGCAGGATTCCTGATGATGTACGCTACAAAGATGTGGTTTTTCATGGACGGATACCAAAATGATTTCTGGATGGTAGAGTTCGCGCGTATGCACCAGCCTAAGTCTTGGTTTGCATGGCACATAGCAGCTATGAAAAGATGGGAGAAGCAATCATATACCGAAGCTGTGATATTCTGGGTAATCGCAAGGTCCTTAAGCCCAAAAGAATTTAAACTTCTTTATAATCTTGCCTCATCCTTAATGATGTTAAATAACAAGAAAGAAGCAATGGAACTTCTAGCACAGGCCAAGACTAATATTCCACGGGGCCAAGAGAAAGCGTGCGGAGAAATAATAAAAAACTTTGAAGAAGGAAAAGTAACTATTCTAATGTGAGGTGATAATGTTAAGTATTATATGTCCAAGTCATAATTGCGATACACAGAAGTTTATGGAAGAAATAGAGAATGAAGTCCCGGGAGACATTCAAATAATTGGTTGCAATGATCGAGAGGCCAAGGGTAAGGGATGGGCTATGAGAACAGCATTAGCTCAAGCTACCGGCACAACAGTTATATTTATCGACGGTGACGGTGACATATCCCCAAGAATGATTTTGAGGTTATTGCCTTATCTAAGGGACTATGACATTGTGTGCGGAGTGAAACCTATTAGTGGCAGATGGTCACGTAGAGTGCTATCGTATTTTTCACGCATTTATATAGCTTTACTCTTTGGAGTAAAAGTAGACAGCCAAACAGGGATAAAGGCTTTCAGAACATACGCCCTAGGGGATTGGTATAGCAATGGCTGGTTATTTGATTTAGAAATACTTTCAGTGGCTAAACAAAAAGGTATGAGCATGATAGAAGTGCCTATTGAATTTACGCCCGGCAACAAGAAAGTTAAATTAATATCAATATGGAAGACTCTAAAAGAAAGCTGGACATTATGGCTGGAACTGAGGTGATTTGCCCCTATTGCAATAAACGCCCCATCCTCCGCAAGACATGTGGACATTACACCTGTCAGTTCAAGAGACACATTTTACACATGAGATTAAACCGCAAGACCGATAGAGTTTGTCCTTCCCGTAGAGTATTAAAATAACCCCAGTATACAATATATTGTGAATAGTTATTGAATTATTTGCAATTGTACCTAGGTTTAATATACTAGAGCTATGGGACAAGGACAAATAACTGCACAGCAAGAAACCATCCGTCAGAAAGTCCTCACAAAGCTATGGGATTATGTAGATGAGAATTTTCACAAGTTTACTGAGGCCAATAAGTTAAAAGTCGTTGTTGCACTTTGCTCTAAGTCCATGCCACAGATAGTAGAGGGCTCTTACTCAGTCACCAAGATGCCAACAGTTAAGATAGATGGTAAAGAACAGGAGCTAGACCTTGGAAGCCGAATTGCCGACTATACTCCAAGTTCCAACTAAGCTATTGCCCCTTATCCAACAATTCAATGGCAAGAGATATTTCTTGATTGATGGCGGTAGAGGTGGTGGTAAGTCTCATGCTGTTGCAAGATGGATGCTTTACTTAGCAGAGAAATATTCACTAAGAATAGTTTGCGGCAGAGAGATACAGAACAGCATTAAGGAATCAGTTTATTCAATCCTCACCGATCTTATACAGCAGTACAATTTAAACTTCACCATACTAGCCAAGTCAATTATTCACCGTGATACAAAGACAGAGATTAACTTTCGAGGATTTAGAGAGCAGGGAGCTTTTAACCTACAAGGGATGGAAGGTATTGATATAGTCTGGATAGATGAAAGCCAAGCCTTAACCAAGCAGACCTTAGACATTCTTATCCCCACGATCCGCAAAGACAATGCCAAGATAATATTCACAATGAATAGGTTTGTGAGGAACGATCCTGCTTATGCGCAATTCATTGACCGAGACGATTGTTTACATATTCATCTTAACTACAATGACAATCCTTTCTGTACTAATGCGCTCAAGAAAGAAGCTATTGAGTGCCAGAAGAAGTCAATGGAAGACTACAACCATATATGGTTGGGCTTACCATTAGACAAGACAGAAGACTCTGTGTTTACACATACAGAGATTGATGGTGCCAAGAGGGCTGTCTATCCAAAGAGAATGGGATATGGCACAAGGATAGCAGGTTTTGATGTAGCTCGGTACGGTGATGATAAATGTGCTGGCGTAATTATTGAGCAGGTAGGAGCGTTACACTGGGAAGTTGTTTATGTCAATCAATGGGATCACAAGGACCTCAACTGGACAACTGGCGAGATTCTAAAGGTTCACACAGAGCAGAAGGTAGATAAGTCTATTGTTGATGAAGACGGTATAGGTTCAGGGCCTCTTGATACCTTGACTAAAGGCAGAGGCTTGGATAGTTTTACAGGGTTTAGGAATCCATCATTGGGATATGATAAAGATAGATTTTATGGTAATCCACGCACTTCAAATACGTACAGGCTTAAGGATATGATGCTCCAAGGACACATTCATATTACTGATGAGGGTTTATTGCAAGAGCTTGAGACTTTAAGATATGAGTACGATCATAACCAGCGCAGGATATTAGTGAGCAAAGAGAAGATGAAGAAGCAGGGGGTCAAGTCACCCAACATGGCAGATGCTTTGATAATGGCTGTGAGCTTAATAGATGAGGTTACAAAGAAACAACAGAATGTGTATGGGGCGATAGCTAACCAGCGCAGGCCACAATCAGACAACTTGTTTGAAATAGCGGGAGTTCGATGAAGATAGCAAAATACTTAATGGATAATTACTATGCTCACACGAATAGAATGGATATTGTACCGACTCATGAACAGATTAACCAAGCTATTCTGAATCATCCTAACAAGATAATCGTTGTAAGGGACAAGGGAATATGTGGGATGGCATGGTTTCTTACCTTATCAGATGAGACCTATCAACGATTAGAGGACATAGATATTTCAAGGGTTGATGTATTACAAGCCTTGTGTTTAGAGAACGGGAAGAACTTTCACTTTGTATTACTTGCGGCAAACGGATTTAAGACAATTAAGATAGGTTTACGCAGGGCAATGAAGTTAAAACCAAAAACAATAAGCTGGTGGAATCCCAACTTTACAAAACTACATAGGTATATATGCCAATACTCCCATTTATCATAGCAGGAGCAGCCGTAGCAGGAGCAGCTACATCAATAGTTTCAGCGGTGCAGTCCTCTGACCAAACTAAGAAAGCAACCGAGAACGCCGCTAATCAACAAGCAGCAGCTAACGCTGCATTGGTTACGGCTCAGGATACAGCAAGTAGCCAAGCACAAGCGGCATTAAGTCAGAAGCGTCAAGCGGCAGGTGCTAGCCAAGACGTTTATACTTCACCATTAGGACTAACAACCCAAGCTAATACTGCGCGTAAAACACTTTTAGGAAACTAATATGATAGGCACAGAAGAACCAAAGAAGGTTAATAACGCAAAGCCAAGAGCAGATCAACTCCTAGACACGTACAGGATGCACAAAGGATTAAGGTCTAACTTTGAATCTTATTGGCAGAGTCTACACGACTACTTTTATATCGAAGCAGAAGATGTCAATACAACCTATTACCCGGGGACAGAACTAAACGCGTCATACCTATACGACTCGACAACCCTAGAGAGTGCGGACGTCTTAGCATCCGGGTTTATGAATTATCTAACGCCACCTACAAGCAAGTGGTTTGGTTTGACCCCCAAGAACCCAAAGAACAGGGCCAATAAAGCAATATGTAAGTTCCTAGAAGATTGCACGGATGAAGTTAATTATGCGCTCAACAAATCGAATTTCTACAATCAAATCATTGCGTCGTATAAAGGATCGGGAGTGTACGGCACAAGCATTCTCATTGAAGAAGAAGACTTGGAAGATGACATACGATTTAACTCCCTCGCTATCAAGAACGTTGTTTTGGTTGAAGATGGAAGGGGAAGGGTTGTCCAATACTTCATAGAGTTTGAGTATACTGCCAGACAAGCAGAGAGCAAGTGGGGACGTAAGGCTTTAGCTAGGCCGTTACAAGAGGAGTTAGAGTCTGGTAGTGAGAAGGCCAATAAGCACCTATTTTTACTTTACATAGCGACACGTCACGCAAGAGAAGTGCAGAAGTCAGATAAGAAGAATATGCCGATAGAGGCGGTTTGGATAGACCAAGAATCGCGTGTAATCATAGATGAGAGCGGATACAATGAGTTTCCTGCGTTCTGTCATAGGTTTGACAAGAGGCCATCCATTGTGTGGGGATTCAGTCCGGGAATGAAGACGTTGCCATTCGCTCGCATCTTAAACGCTATTGCCAAGACTAATCTAAGGGCTATGATGAAAGCGACTGATCCAGCCATAGCGTTGCCAGACAATGCTTTCATCATGCCGTTTAATCAGAATCCTAGAGCGATTAACTATTACAATAAAAAGATTATGGATCGCGGGGCTGCAGACTTGTTTACTTTACAGGGTGGCGCTAATCCAGAAGTCGGTATGCAAGCGCTTGAGTATTACACTAATCGTGTCAAGGCCATGATGTACAACGATGTTTTCCTAGCTTTTGATGCAATAGATAAGCGCATGAACAATCCAGAGGTCATGGAAAGAATTAACGAAAAGATGACCATGTTGGGGCCTGCGGTTGGTAGGTATGTATCTGAGATGCTTAACCCTGCAATCATACGAACCTTGGGTATCCTAGCGCGCAGGGGACGCCTTCCAAAGCCTCCTGTAGAGTTCATGATGGATCCTGACTATGAGATTGACTGCGTAAGCCAATTAGCACAGGCACAGCGTAGAAGCGAGTTAAATGCTTTAGTTGGTGGTCTGACGATTGTTTCACAGATGGCTCAGTTTGCTCCACAGGTAACTGATGCGGTTGATCCTGATAAGGTAGTTAATGAAGTCTGGGCGATTACGGGTGCTCCTGACCGTGTGTTGAGGGATGATGCTGAGATAGCGCAGTTGAGGCAGGTCCGTGGTCAGATGGCAAAGCAACAACATGATATGCAGATGGCGCAACAAGGGGCGGCGACTGTGAAGGATGGCTCACAGGTAGATTTGAATGTTGCAAAGGCTAAAGCGCATACAGGGATAGTTCCCCAAACGAGGGCGCAATGACAGTTGCAGAAGCAAAGACATTAAAAGCTAATATACACGCCACGTTTGAGAGTGCTCATGGCAAAGAAACAATGAGGTATATTTAGAAGATAGGATGCTGGACTCCTACGGTATACGATTCAGGAGAGACAAACGAGATTATCGCCCGCGATGCTAACAGGCGCTTAATAGGAACTTTAAAGTCAATAATGATACTGACGGCTGAACAGATAGCCGCCTTAACGGAGGAATGATATGTCTGATCCATCAATGCCCACATATGCTTCAGGAACCATCGCTTTAATGAGTACAGACGTTATCGCAGACAGCTCAACGAATACGACAGGAAGCACAACATCTTTAGTACAGCTAAGAGCGATAGGGGTTGGTACATTTAATGCAGACCATAATAATTGGGCGTTGTCTAAGGGCACGCCACAAGGGTTTCCGGGGCTACAAACATGAGTCAACAATCAAGTTCAGCGCAGGATCCAACGTGTCCTACATATGCGGCCGGTACAATATCAACATCTAATGGTTCAGCTATTATGATGAATAATAACGATAGCGCGGCACCGGGGCAACCCAATGGATACGCCAATACGTTCCCGGCATTAACAGTTGGTTCGTTCAATGCCGGATGGACAAACG